TTAAAAAAGAATTTTACGAAAAAATATGGACATATCAGCAAACGAACTTACAAAGTGGGCAAAATCAAACCTTGAATACATTGGGTACAGATTAAACAGGGTTAACAATATTCCATTTGGGAAGCGTAAAGGGACGATTCAAAAAGGTTGGGCGGACTTACAAGGATACACAGAAAAAGGCGTTTATGTTGCGGTTGAAGTCAAAAAGATTGGTGACCGATTAAGCGTGGAACAAAAAGAAAGGTTAAAAGATATTTACGAATGTGGTGGAATTGTGTATATTTGTACTGAAGTGGACAATAAACCAACTTTAATTGAATGGTCAAAAATGAAATTTTAGCGGAATATTGGGATTCAAAGGAAGTCAACGACGCCTTTGGGAAAATGCAACCTGAAGAATTGCAGTACGATTTGAAAGCTGAAGTTTTTTTAGTTCTTTGTGAAATGGACGAATCAAAGTTAGTTGGAATGTATCAAAGAAGCGAATTAAAATTTTACATTGTGCGAATAATGTTAAATATGATTAAAAGCGACAGAAGTACATTTTATAAGAATTACAGGAATTACACGGAATTTGTTGGCAATGAAGTAAACAAGGAATTGACGCGACTAAACGAAGAACCGACAGAATTGTTTGAAAAACTTGAAAGGAATTTAGAAGATTTACATTGGTACAATAAAGAAATTTTGAAACTGTATGCGATTGACTTTAAGAAGAACGCAAAAGAATTAAGCAGAAAAACAGGAATTCCTTATATGTCCATTGTCAGAACTATAAACAAAACCAAAAAATTAATGAAAACAAATATTAGAAAATGATTTTATCAATTTTAACCGCCGTCTGTGCATCACTATTTTTTAACGATATTCACCAATTACCAATTAAATGGCGAATCAATTTCAAGCCTTTCAATTGCGGAAGTTGCTTGGCTGCGTGGATTGCACCAATACACTATTTCGCACCTGAATTAATCCAAAATATTACGTCAACAATTTTTATTGCAGGATTTTTAGCACCGATTGTTTCAAAATTAATATGGAAATTATGGAAATAAAAACAGAACACCGCGATTGGTTGGAAGCCAATATTGGGAACTATGAAAGCGCAAAGAACGGTTATATTCGTAACCTTGAATTTGCCGAACTTCAAATGTACGAACATATTTACAGGTTATATTTAGACCCTAATTTTTTATTGTCTGTTTGGTGCGGTTCGTGTAAGTACGAAATGATTATGAGGTTGTATAAATGGTACGAGCAACAACCCAAAAGTTTACCAATAGAAAACAATTTTTATAAAAATATTGACGTTTCTAAATTAAAAGATATTTCAGACAGGGTTGAAATTAAAGAAACACCTGAAGGAATTGAAGTTACTTTAAAACCTGAACCAAAGAAACGTGGACGTAAACCAAAAAACAATGGCTAATTTTATACACCGAACCGCCATAATTGGCGACAACGTTGAATTAGGCGACAACAATTATATTGGCGCTTATTGCATTATTGGTGACCCGGCTGAACACAAAAAGTTTTGGGGTAAAAAAGACGGTTGGGACGAACCAAAAAGCAAAGTTTATATTGGTGACAACAATATAATTACAGGATTAGTTACAATTGACGCCGGTACAGAATACGAAACATTTATTAGAAACAATTGTTTTATTATGAAACACGCGCATATCGGACACGATTGCCGTATTTGGGATAATGTAACAATTTCCTGTGGCGCAAAGATTGGGGGACATTCAATAATTAAAGAATATTCAAACATTGGATTAAATGCAGTATTGCATCAATTTACAACTATTGAACGCGGTTGTATGATTGGCGCAAGTGCTTTTATAAAAGGCGAAACAGAAGAATTTACAAAATATGCAGGTGTACCCGCACGTAAAATTGGAATAAATGAATATAGCCGTAATATTATTAACCCAAAATAGGGCAGACCTGACAAAGCAGGTTATTGACAGGAACTTTTACAATAGCGGTCACGACGCGCATTGTTTTCTTATTGACAATGGAAGCGACGACGAACAGTTTTCACAAATACAAAAATATTACAATTGGCATTTTGCTAATTGGTCACTTCATAAAAGAGGTATTGCCGCAGGGGTTAATTTTGGGTTATCAATAACACAGGAATACGACGGCGTATGTATATTGGCAAATGATATACTATTGCCCGAAAATTGGCTTAAAAATTGGGTTATGTTTTCAAAACGTGTGTCAAAAACAGGGATTATTGGCATACATTGTGTTGAAGAATTGCCGCCATTGGTTGACGGAATACATAAAACGCATACGCCTTTTGGAAATAACTTCTTTACAAGGGAATTAATTGACACGATTGGCGGTTATAATACTGAATACGACCCATACGGAATGCAGGACAGGGATTACGCAGAACGCGCAACCATTGCCGGGTTTACTAATTACTATTTACCCGAATTAAGGTCAGAACATATTGGACACGACGTTGGCAACGGAACAGAATACAGACGTATGAAGGACGAAAGTTTAGCACGTGCGCAATCAGTTTGGGAAAAATACCAACCAATTTATCATAATGAAAAACAAATTAAATGCGCATTTTAGCAATTACGAGCAAAACAAGTGGGGTTGGTTATCATAGGATTATGATGCCGTTGGTAAATATGAAGAAGGATTATTGTTTAATGACCGATACAATAAGCGAAGAAACTTTTGAGGGCAATTATGATATTGTTGTTATGAATCGTATGTTGGCAAACATAACGCCCGAACAAATGTTTGAATGGCGCAAAAAGTACGGTTTTAAATTAGTAGTTGACAACGACGATTTTTGGAAGCTTGAACCTTCACATATACTTTACGAACATTATGTTGTAAATAACGTTACTGAACAAATATTGGCGTGGATTCGTATTGCCGACCTTTGCACAGTTACGCACGAACGATTGGCTGAAGAAGTTTATGCATATAATCAAAATGTTGAAATATTACCAAATGCGATTCCATACGGCGAAGAACAATTTAAGGATTACAAAACAGAATCAGACCTTGTCCGTTTATTTTGGTCAGGTTCGGGAACGCACGGGAAGGATATGGAAATATTACGTAACCCAATGAAGCGAATAAATTTCCCGGTTAAAACTATAATTGCAGGATATAACGAAGGCGAAAAGCCAATTTGGGACGGAATGATTGCGGCATTTACTAACGGATTGAAACTGAATCCTAAAATATATAATTACAACGAAGTGACTTCATATATGGCGGCTTATTGCGATTCCGATATTTCATTAATACCGTTAATTGATTCAAAGTTTAATTCAATGAAGTCTAATTTGAAGGTACTTGAAACTGCGGCAAAGAAGAACCCTGCAATTGTTAGCAATGTTGACCCGTACAGGGGGTTTTATCCCGCTTGTCACGTCAACAGTCAAAAGGATTGGTATTATTGGATTAAGTTGTTAACCAAAGACCCTGACGCCCGTAAAAGCTACGGAAATGCGTTATATGACTATTGCAATAAGAACTATAACTTGCACGAAGTAAACAAACGCCGTTTTGCTATTTACAATAAACTAATTAGCAATGCCGGTAATTAAATGTTCAAACGGGAAATACAGAATTGGGACAGGTGGTTGTGTTTATGACACAGAAGAAAAGGCAAACAAAGTTTGGGCGGCAATATTAGCTTCAGGCGCTTACGCTGCGGATTCATACACCGATTACCCGGAAGCAGCAACAAACAACGCAAAAAGGGCGTTAAAATATGCAGAAACAAATGGTTGGGGTGAATGCGGAACACCTGTTGGCAAAGCAAGGGCAAACCAATTGGCAAATAAAGAACCAATTTCACGCGATACGATTGCACGAATGGCGTCTTTTCAGCGTCACCAACAAAATAAGGACGTACCATACGAAGAAGGCTGCGGCGGATTAATGTGGGACGCGTGGGGTGGTACTGAAGGAATTGAATGGGCGCAAAGAAAACTAAAACAAATTGACAACCAATAATGGAATACTTTATTCAATATGGCAATTTTAGGATTTCAATTCATTTATTGCCGCGAAACATATTGTTAGGTATGAACATTGGCGAAGCGGTTGACGAAAATAACGAATTCCATAATTCAGTTGTAATTGGCTTAATATTTGTCGCAGTTAGTTTTACCGTATTTAATGAAAAATTATACTAAAATTTATTTGGATTACTTTGGGTACGGGATTGAAGACTTTATTCCGTGTGAAGTATGCGGCAACAAAGCGGTTGACATTCACCATATTGAAGCAAGGGGAATGGGGGGAACAAAAGAAAAGGACAGGATTGAAAATTTAATGGCGCTTTGTCGTTATTGTCACGTCGTTATGGGGGACACAAAGACACATTTGGAATATTTAAAAGATAAGCATAAAAAGGCAATAAATGGCAAAGATTAAAGGCGACAGTCAAAAGACTAATTTCGGAAAAAGAAAGTGCGGACACGCGAAAAAAAGTTATAACAAACACAATCCACGACCAAAGGCGTACAAAGGTCAGGGAAGGTAAAACAAAGGTAATACAATGGCAAAAGAAGTGAAACAGAAACACGGGGGGACATTAAAAGTTCTTCAGAAAGGCGAAACGGCAAACCCGAACGGGCGACCGCGTAAGTATGTCAGCCTATTAAAAGAACAGGGGTACAAATTAGCTGAAATAAACGATTCAATTCAGGTTCTTATGTCAATGACTGACAATGAATTAATAAGCGTTGCGGGTAACCCTGAAGCGACGGTATTAGAAAAGACAGTTGCAAAGGCAATCATTAAGTCAATGAATAATGGAAGTCTTTATTCAATGGACACGCTTTTGTCACGTGTATATGGCAAACCAAAAGAACAGGTTGACGTACAACAGGATTCACGAATTGAAGTTGTATTTGTTGACGGCAAAACAATTCTGTAAATGCGCATTGAATTACCAACGCCACACCTAAACCAAAAAAAGATATTGGACGCTGAAAAGCGTTTTATCGTTATTATGTGCGGTCGTCGTTTTGGGAAGTCTGAATTGTCGCAAATACTTATAATCAAAGAAGCATTAAAAGGCGGGAATGTTGCATACATAACACCGACATACGGATTGGCGCAAGTATTTTTTGAACGTCTTACAAAAGTATTACCATTTGAAAGCAATATTTCAAAGCTGAAAATCTATTGTCCCAACGAAGGGTCAATTGAATTTTTTACCGGCGAACGATTGGACAACTTGCGCGGTCGTAAATTCCATTTGGTTATTATTGACGAAGCTGCATTTATTGCGGATTTAGAAGACGGTTGGAATAATAGCATACGCCCGACGCTGACCGACTATGAAGGGAAGGCGGTTTTTCTGTCAACACCACGCGGCAAAAACTTCTTTTATTCCCTGTTTATGAAAATGGGCGAAAACGATTGGCAAAGCTTTAAATTTAGTACATACGACAACCCGCATATTAACCCGCGCGAAATAGACGAAGCACGAATTCAATTACCTGAAGTTGTATTTGAACAGGAATATATGGCGAACCCGTCCGAGAATAGCGCAAACCCTTTTGGCAACGCATTCATTAAACGCTGCGTCAAACCTATTTCAGCGCAACCAATTGTTTGTTATGGCATTGACCTTGCAAAGTCTGTGGATTTTACAGTTATAATTGGATTG